TATGGGAATCCTCGAGTCGCGATACTGGCCGGACAACAGCTATATCGCCGAGATTGCCATCGACGGCGACGCCATCAGCGCCGAGGAGGTGCGCCAGGAATATCGGCGCATGCTGGTGCACCAACCCGCCGGCGCAACCGTGGTCCGCAACAACCTACCGCCGGGCTCGAGCTACAACCAGCTCGCCAGCAGCCTCGTGCAGAAGCTCATCGCCGCCGAGGGCGACGCGATCGGTCACCTGCTCGCGCTCGGTGCGCAGATGAGCGAGGACTGGCTGCCCGACCGCGCCTATGGTCAGCACCTCGAACACTGGGAGCGCGTGCTCAAGGTGGCGAGCAGGGCCGACGACACGAGCGCCCAGCGCCGCGCGGTCTGCGTCGCGGCCATGCGCAAGGAGCTCGGCTTTGCGCTCGAGGATATCAAGACGGCGCTCTCTCCACTTCTCGACGTCGACACGAAAGACATCGAGATCGTCGAGTTCACCGGCCTGCGCACCGACGACTTTTCGACCGACGACATCACGACGCCACCGAGCTCGCTGTGGAGCACCAAGGCGGGCGCCGGGACCATCACGATCGAGGCGGGCCCGTTGCTTCGCCTGGCTATTAACTCGGGCGAAAACGCTCGCTGGTACAACGGCGGCGCGCCACGTCGCGAGGTGGCCCTCGCTGCAAATCTCGGCGAGGACGTGGACGGCGCAACCATGATGTCAACCGTGGTGCGTACGTCGCCGGCGTCGCCGGGCAACAACCAGGACGTGATCTACGGGCACTTCTGGCGAGACGTCGTCGGCAATGCCGTGATTATCGGTAAGCAGTGGAACCAGGCCGACTCCTATGAGCACGTCGTCGGCTATGAGGTGAGCCTCGACGACGGGATCGCGGCCACGCTCTTTGACGTTGACCCGGGCAGTAGCGGGTTCGACCACATTCTGACCCGCTATGACACCGCTGGGCAGATGTACTACGAGTACGCGAGCACGTTGGGCGGTTTGCTGGGGTACGGGGGCACAAGCCAGGCCGCGAATCTGAGTTCGCCGCGGTGGGCGGGCCTGTGCATCGTCGGGCTCGACAGCAGCACGTCGGCGGCGTGGGACATCGACTTTACGGACTTCCGTCTATTCGAGCCGAAGTCTCCACGGGGACACGTCGCCATCGTCTACCGCGACCCGAGCGACCCGGGCACACCGAAGATCGATCAAGCCCAGGTTCAGGTTGACCGACAGGGGCCAGCGCACGGGCTGATCCAGGTCGCGACACACAAACAGGGGATGCTCGCCGGGACGGGGCGAGCCGGCAAGGACCCGGCATTTCCCACGCTCACCTGACCTATGGGCCTACCAGACGCACGAGAATATGATGTCGTTGACGGCGGACCGATCTCGGCGACTATCGCGAACGGTCTCCAAGACGGCGTCGTTGCCGCGCGCCGCGGTCAGCGCACGTGGCACTACCACCCGAGTGGCTACACGCTGGACGGGAACGCGACGTATATCTCGAGTGGTGGATATATTCAGTCGTCGACCGCAACCACTGTCACAATTCCACTGCAGGGACTACCGGCCGGAGCGAACATCGACGAGGCCAAGTTCTGGCTCGACGAGAACAGCCAGGCGGCGGCCATCTCGTGCCGGCTGATCCAAGCAAACACTGCGTTCACGAATTCCAACATCGACAGCGGAACGTCGGCGGGGGACGGTAGCGCAAACCAGGTCACGATCACGCCTGATCACCTGCACGAGAATGATTCGGCGCTGGCACTCACCGTCGAAATCCCCAACGCGAGCCAGCGCGTCGGGGTCGTCCGCGTCAAATGGACGCCGACCCTGCAGACGTAGGTATGGCCACAGCCGCACCGGACACTGGGCTCATGAGCATCAAGTATGGGCTCCTGGCGACGGCGACGATCGTGTCGGGCAAGGAAAATTACATCCGCGTGCCGATCGGGGGACCGACGAGTCTGCACATCGCGTGGGACGCCGTGGTGGACTTCGGTGACAGCCACGCGATCTACAGCTCGGCGCAGCCCGACCCTGACGTGCCGGCGTTCGACGCCCCCATCACCGCCTATCTCGACCGGTGGTCACTTGAGCCGATCTCATTTACCGGCGCTGCGGCGGCGCTGGGCTGCAAGGTGCTGCACCTGGGCAACTGGCGCGCGCCGTGGCTGCTGCTTGCGATCGCTGCGCCCACGGCTGGGGGCGTCATCGAGATTTACGGCGCCGAGGTCGGCGACAACGTGCGGTGACATGACGATCGATCGCTCCATACGTCCGCGCTCGGCGCCAGTTGCGGGGCTGATCACCAAGCCCTTCTCGGGGCCGGGGGATGAGTGGCAGCAGTCCCCCCGCACGGCCGCGGAGATGGCGGCGGCGTTTGGCGGCCGCACGCCTGCGGCGCACTACCCCTGCCAGGAGTTATCCGGCAATTTGGTAGCTGCGTTCGGCGGCACTGCCGACTTTGTGCCGGGTTCGTATGCTGGCGACGATTTGCCCGCGCAGGGCCAGCCCACGCCTTATGCTGGCTGGCGAGCAGTCGAGGCCAGGGGAGGGGCGTCAAATAACCGAAGTTATTTTAAGTGCGCGTCGGAACCTGTGTTTCAGGACAGCGGCACGTCTTACGCGTGGCTCCTTCATGTACGGCTGGGTACGATCACCAATCTCAAGTACCTGCTGGGTCAGAGCGCCGGGGGTAAATACGACCTGCTGCGCACGGCTAGCTCAGGCGGGCATTTAGAGTGGATACTCAGCGACGGGGCGATTACCAAGTCGATCAGTGTCGCGCTCGACCATGCCAATACCGATACCTGGGTGTGGGTGAGCGTAGACCGGGCCTACGACCTGTCGCGCATCCATACGCGACTTGGGTCTGCCACTGTCGATATTTCTGCCCTGGGCATGCTGACCACATCGGTCCAGTATTTCACCGGATTGTCGAGCGTTGGTACCACCGAGTCCCAGTATCTGGGTCTGTGGTTTTTTAACGACGTCAACGCCGAGGGCGACCCGTCTGCCGAGTTCACAAACTTTCAGCGGTACGCGGATGCGTAGAGACTGGACCGCGCTACTCGACGTCGAGACGCTCGACCTCGTGCACTAGCAGAGCCACCAGCTCCGCGAGTCGCTCGGCGACGAGCGCACACCAACGGTGCTCTATGCCCCGCTCACCGATGGACGCTGGCTCAGTGCCCGCACAACGCCGGGCACCAACGGGCTTAGTGTGTCGATCTCCCCGGCCGCGCGACGTGTCGCAGCCTGCGAGGAGGACCTGCAGCGCGCCAAGGTTGCCGAGCGCGTCGGCATGGTACAGCGCGCACGCAGCATGGTGAAAGAACGATGACCGACAAGACCGAGCGCGTCGCAACCGTCTTCGGCGTGGCGCCCGAAAAGCTGCTGCGCGTCCTCGCGCCGCTCATGACCGCGCTCATTGTCTGGGGCTTCAACACCGAGCTCGACCGCCGCGAACTGCGCTCGAGGCTGACCAAGGTCGAGGGCCAGGTCTCCACAAACCAGCGGCGGATCGTCGAGACCGAAAAGCTCAGCACCCGGCTCGAGCTTGCGCTGCGCTCAATCAATGCGAGCATCGTCGATCTCAAGAGCGACATCAAGGAACTGCGATCTGACCTGAATCTCCAGCTCCAGCGCGCCGCACAGCAGCGCGGGCGCGGACGGAGCCCATGACGTGGGCAGCGAGCGACGTCCTGGCTTTGCTCGGCGGCGCCGGCACCCTCGGGCTCGCGATTGCCGCGCTGGTCTTCCAGGGCCGCTACGCCGGCGAGCGCGACGTCCGCAAGGACCTGCAGCGCGACGTGAGAGACCTGGACGCAGCCAAGAACACGCTCACCACCGAGCGCAACGACGCCCAGGCCGAGGTCGCACGCCTCACCGAGAGCCTACGCTCGGCCCATGAACAGCTCGATGCGCTCCGCTCTGATCCTGATGTACGTCGCGATCTGCGCGGCGGCGTGCCGGACCTGTCCGAGACCGACGCAGGTGGAGCTGACACGTCGGGGCTGCGCACAAAGCCCCCCATCGCCGCCGATCTCCCTTGATGCGACCGAGCTGATGAGCCCTGGCACGCTCGGCTGTACGGTCGACGCCAGTGAGGTGAGCGCATGCCTCGACGCGACGGGCCTGCGCAAGGCGGCGCGCAATGTGCGCGAGGCCTACAACACAGCCGCGCGGCTGTACAACGCGTGCCGCGACCCGAGCGAGCCCCCGGTGCCCTACCTGCGCCCGACGGTAAGCGGCGCCACACCCTGAGCGCAGCATCGGGGCATGAACCACCCGGGCATCAAACTCTACGCTCTCGCCGTTGCCCTCGGGCTCGGGCTCACCTTCGCCAGCTCGCCGAGCTCGGCGCACCACATCGCGACGCAGCACGTTTTCGTCTCGGCGGCGCACGCTCCGTTCGCCGCGGCGCCGCTGGCCAAGCCCGGCGACACGCGCGACGCACAGCCCAAGGCCGACGACTCGAAGCCCTCGCCCTCGCCCTCGCCCGACAAGCCGGCTGAAACGCCCTGGTGGCACTGGATCGTCGTCGCGCTCGGCGGTGCGCTCACGTCCGAGGCGGTCTCGAAGTGGACCAAGAACGACGTAATTCACGGTCTGCTCACGGCCCTGGGGGCGGTCTTGCGTTGGTTGGGCCACGTAAGCACACGTAGCACACGTAAGCAATGAGTCGCCAGAATGCCACCCTGATCCGTTTCGTGCGCGAGATACAATACGTGATCGGCGCGGTGGTCGATAGCATCATCGGCGATGAGACACGGCGACTCTGGGCGGCGCATTGTATCGATCGACAGCTATCCGCACCAATCACGGCTGTAACGAGCCGAAAGAGGTTTGCGCGCACCGTGCAGGCGGCGCTGGAGGTCAAAGACGACGGCGACCCGGGCCCCATCACGTGGGCAGCATGGACGAGGCATGCCTACCCGGAGGTGATAGCGGCAGCCGTTCATCCGCTCCCCATCTATCACGGCGCTAAGCCGGTCATGTCTAGCGGCTTCAATCGCGCGCTTGGCCCGAACTGGTCGCGTGACCATCATCTGGGCAATGACCTAGAGTATCACTGGGATGGCGAGGGGAGCCCACCCGAGGGGTGGCTCGAGTATCACTTTGGCTGGCGGCCGGAGCGACGGTTCTATGGGCCGGCGGTGCGGGTGTATGCGGTGCTGCCAGGCGTAGTGCAGTACGCCAAGATGCTGGACGTGTCGCCCAAGTGGGGTGGTCCCCGCTGGGCCGTGAAAATCAGTCACGGCACGTGGCCGGGTCTCGGCCATGTGGTGAGCTGGTCTACGCACCACCAGAGCGTCCTGGTGGCCGCCGGGGACACGGTGCAGGCGGACACGCCCATCGCGATACTTGGCGACACAGGGGCGCGTGGGGCGCCTCACGACCACCACGAGCTGTGGCGATGGCGGGATGGGGAGACGGTGGATCGCCAGACGGCCCCGTTTGACCCGGCGCCAATCTTTGGCCAGCTGTCGTCTCTGGGCCCTGCCTGAGCCGCACAAGGCGTCTCAGGACGCTCCACCGGTGAGCGATCTATGCGGGTACTAACGCGGTGAGCGATCTATGCGGGTAGGCCGCGGCGCAAATGCGGCACAACCGGCTGTTATAAGTCGACAAGGTTGTAATATTCTAGAGATCGAGAGGGGACTGAAAATCCCCGTGTCGGCAGTTCGATTCTGTCCCTGGGCACCAACAACAACCGCAGTTACCCGGCGTTGCTGTCGTCGCCGGCGCCGCGCGCTTCGCCATGCTCACCATGCTCACCATGAGTGGTGCTGGTTTGCGGCACAATGGCGGCACAGCTACTTCACCCTCCTGAGCCCCGGCCGGGGCAGCTTGGCGATTGCCGTTTCGTAGTTGTCGAGGCCGAGCTGCGCATAGACGCGCTCGACCATGCGAGTTGTGTTGCCCATGAGCCGCGCGACGACGAGCAGCTCCTCGCCGGCCTGGGCGAGCCAGCTGGCGAACGTACGGCGCAGGTCGTTGCTCGTCACCCGGGCCACGCCGGCGGCCTTGCAGAACCGCTCGAGGTCGCGTGTCGAGTTGCGCCAGGGGCCGACCACGAGGCCGTCTGTGCGAGGCGCACGCTCGAGCATCTCGGCGAGCTCGTCGGCGAGGGGCACGACGCGATCGCGGCGCTGGCGTTTCGTTCCCCGGATTCGGACGTGGCCGTCGTGGCCGTCGTGCACGTCTTGCCAGTGCAGTCGCTCGGCCTCGCTTTTGTTGCAGCTGGCGAGGGCGTGCAGCGCGCACCATGTTTGCCGGCGCCACACGAGTGCGGCGCCGTCGCCGGCGTGCGTGGTCTCGAGGGCCTCGAGCAGCTTGTCGAACTGCGCACGCGTGAGCCAGGTCTCGCGCGGCTTGTAGTCGTTTTTGATCGCCGGAACGATCGCCGGCGAGCAGCTGTGCGCCTTGAGCGTGCCGCGGAGCACCATGAGCTCTTTATGGATCGTGTTGGTCTTGGCACCCTCGCCCAGCCGCTGGGCGACGTAGGCGTCGACCTGGGCCCGGTCTAGACCTTCGAGCGCCGCGGCGCGACCGAGCACGCGCTGCAGGTGGCCGGCCTTCGTGCGGTAGCTGTCGCGCGTGCCCTCGGCGAGCGTCGCACACGCCACGTTGACGTAGTGCGAGACGGCGACGTCTATCCGCGTTGCGGCGGCTTTGTCCGCGGCTGGGTCAATGGCAAGACGCTCGAGCTTGCGGAGCTTCGCTTTGGCGACGTGGGCGCTCGTCGTACGGAGCGACGGCCGGCGCCGGCGCTGCTTGCCGTCTGGCCCGAGGACGTAGTAGTCGGCGTAGTAGATGCCGCCGCGTTTGTAGATCCGGGACACTGCTGACTCCTGATCCAGTCGTTAAGGTGCTGCTCGCTCACGCGAATCGAGCGGCCAAGGTAGACGTGAATCATCTGCCGCATCAACCGATAGGCCGAACTGCGTGAAACCTTGAGCCGTTGGGCGACCTCCTTGGCGCCGAGCAGCTGGCTCACTAGTCGAGCTCCAACAGCGAGAACCGGACGCCGGTGCCCGTGCACCCCTGGGCCATGGGCTACTTCCTCCGCTTCGTCGTCTTCTTTGCCTTCCTGGGGGACGTCTTCTTTGCGGCCGCTTTCTTCTTGGTCGCCTTTGCCGCTTTCTTCTTCGCGGCTTTCTTCGGCTGGGCCTTGGCTTTGGCTTTGATCTCGGCCTTGACCTTGCGCTCGATGACCGCAAGGTCGATGCCCCAGGCCTGCATCGCTTTACCGAAGGCCGGCGTGTGACCTGCGTAGTAACAGGCGTCGCGCAATGCGAGCTCGACGACCAAGCCACGCAGGGCTGCTCCGTCGAGCTGCTTGGACTTCTTTTTCGTTCGCAGCTGGCGCTCGAGGGCCTCGCGGTTCTTCAGTCCGCGGGCCTTCGCTGTCGCCGTGGCAGACAAGCCCGAGCATAGCAGTCGGGCGAGCGGCTCGAACACGGCAACGTCCTCGGCGTCCTCGGCCAGGGCGACGGCCGCGGCGATCGCGCGCTCGGTGGTCTCGGTCTTGATCTTCTCGAGCGTCCGCCGGCGCTTGGCGGCTGCCTTGTCAGAGGCGCTGGGCTTGTACGACGACGGCGACGATACACTGGCCTTGGTGGCCGCCGCCTTGGTGATCAGTCCGGCCGCCTTGAGCGCCTTGGTCACATCCTTGCGGGCGTACAGGTCGAACACCGTGCCGGCTTTGGAGCGGCCGATGTAGCGCTGCGGCGGGTCGGCCTTGAGCGCGGTTTTGAGCTGGGCCTTGCTCTTGCCGCCGGCGACGTCGCCAACGGTGGCAGACGTTCGGACGTACGCGGCGCTCGCGTGCAGGTTGTCGCGGTAGCTGATGCACTTCTCGAGCTCGGCCTGCGTTAGCACCTTGACGCCGTCGGCCTTGGCCGCGGCCTTCTGGGCCTTCCACCACGTCTCGACCTTCGACTTGTAACAGACCGTGTCGAAGCACTGATCTTCCTTGTCCTCCAGGTCGTCGAACAGCTCGCGCTGATTCGCAGTCCGCTTGGGGCACGCGGTGCACGCGCCGGCTTTGGCGACCAGCCTGGCATCGTCGATCGCAAACGGCGCGTCGGCCAGGCGAGTGAGGCTGCGGTAGGTGGCGTCGTACAACGACCAGTTCTGCTCGACAAAGTCCCCCTCGTACCTGCTCGAGATATCGTCCTTCGCTGCCTTGAGCAGATCGCGCTGCACCTTGTGGTCGGGCATGCGCGCGATCAGTAGCGCCTGGTGGTGCTCGACCTCGCCGGCGAGATATGCCTTGCGTACGTCGGCCGCGAGACTGCAGAGCTTGAGGCGCCCGCGCACGTGCTTGCTGGGCTTGGCGAACTTGTCAACCAGGTCCTCGACGTCGTACCCGTGCTCGTCGATGAGCCGCTCGTAGGCGGCCGCCTCGTCCATCGGGTGCAGGTCCTTGCGCTGCAGGTTTTCCTCGAGGCGCTGCTCGTCGGCCTGCTTGTCGGTGAGTTCGCGGACGATGCACGGGACAACCTCGAGGCCGGCCTTGGCCGCGGCCCTATGGCGTCGGTGGCCGGCAACGATCTCGTGGTGGCCGTTGACGGCGCGAACAACGAGCGGCTGTATCACGCCCTGCTCGGTGATCGAGGCGGCGAGCTCGGCGATGTCGTGGCTGCCGTGTTGGCGGTTTATCGTCGCGGCGACCAGGTCGGCGACGGGGAGGTGTTTGAGGGTGTCCATGTTCGCTCCTTTAGTCGTTGAGGTAGGCGTCGTCGTCGGCGAATTCGTGGCCGTCCATGTCGACGTCGATAGGCTCGCTCTGTCCAGTCGGCGCCGCCGGTAGCCGCAGGTCCCATGCCGTCACCGGCGCCGGCTTGCGTCGATACGCCAGGCGCGTCGCCACAGCCTCGGTCGTTGGCGTGAGTGCGTACATGGCCTCGGGCGAGTAGTACTGCGTTGCGTGCGTGCCGACCGCCTCACCCTGGTCGTTGACGTCCGGTACGTCGATACGGATCATCGCGCGTCCAAAGAGTTCCTCGTGAGTCACGCGGCCGCCGAGCACGCGGTGACCCATGAGCTCAAGGATGGCCCAGCCATCGAAGGTTAATTTCTTGGTTTCCAACTGCGGTCCTTTCAGCGCTCGAGAAAGAGCACGGGCAGCGCGACGACCTGGCCGCGCTGCGGGTAGTCGATGAGCCCGGTAGCCGCGCTCGCGCCCGCAGCCGGCGGCGGTGCGCTCTGAGGTTGGCCTGGCCGTAGTGCTGCTCGGCCCACGCCGGCAGCAACCCATCGCGACGCATGAGCGACAGCGTGAGCACCATCGCGCCGAGCTCGGCCTGGGGCCGCGTCATGCCGCGCTCGTACTCGCCGATGGCGGCGCGCTCTTCGAAGTGCTCGCGCAACTCGGTAGACCGCGCGCGCGACAGCGCCCAGGGCGGTGGCAAATGCGCCCATGGCCGCGCGGCGAGCTCGGCGAGGATTCGCTGCCGGCCCGGCGCTGCGACGAGCTGCGCGGCGATGACGGCGTTGGCGAGGGCGGTCCATAGGTGCACCTACCAGTTTTCCATCTCGCGATCGAATTGGTCACCCAGCGACATCACCCGACCTCGCACGGCTCGCACTTGGTGCCGCTCTCGATCGGCACGCCGCAGCCCTCGCACACGAGCTCGTCGTCGTCGAACCCCGGGGGCACGTCGGCTGCCGTCGCTGGCTCGGTCTTCTTGGCCGTCCTCTTCCTAGCCTTCGACTTGGACGTCTTCCTCGGCTTGGCCGCCGCCTCGCGCTTGGCCGCCTCGCGCTTGGATTGCGTCGCGGCGATGCGCTCGGACTGCTTGGTTGGGCGCGGCTCGGCGGGGCTCTCGCCGCGCTGGACCAGGCGATGCTCGAGCACGTCGGCCCACGTGGCCTCGCCGTCGGTGATGCCCTGCCACACGCCGCGGAGCTCGTCGAGCTGCGCGGGCGATGCCTGGCCCAAGTCGGCGCCGAGATAGCGCTTGAGGTCGCTCGGCTTGACGCCGAGCCCGGCGAACGCGTCGGCGATCACCTTGCGTGCCGCGGCCGGGTCGGCGGCCGTCGCGCTCGCACGCGTCGCCGCGAGCCGGGCCTTGGCGTCCATCTGCAGCCACCCTGGGATCATCCGTAACCCGAGCCGCCGGATCGTCTTGGACTGCATCGCGCCGATGCGGTCGGCGATTTCGTCCTCGCCGGCAGCGCGGTACTCGTACACCATGTCGCCGTAGCTGTTTGGTCGCTGGGCGACGAGCTCGCGTCCGCGGATCAGCTTGCGGCGCTGCACGGTCTTGGGGACGATAAAGCACTCGGACAGGCACATGTTGGCCTCGAGGTCGGTCAGCGTGACCTCGTAGATGCGCCGATCCTCGTCGTCAAAGATCGGCACCACGCGGCTTGTCACGTTGCCCATCATGACCAGCACGGCCTCGACGAATCGAATCGACAGCCCTTCGATGCCCACGCCGACGGGCTTGCGGTACGTGGCGCCGCCGGGGTTCGGGTTCTTGGCGTCGCCGATGCGCGCGAATTCGGGGTGCCTGCAAAAGTCGAGCACGCGCACGCGGACGTCGTCCCAGTCGCGCGGCCGCTGCAGCGCCATAATCGTATGTGCCTTGACCAGGGCCTCGGCGGTGGCGGCTGCAGCGGTCGAGGCGGTCTCGGCTTGGCGCGTGAGCTGCTGTGCGCCGAATTCCTGGCGCTGGGTGACGCCGGCGGCGGCCGCATGGCGTACGGTGAGGGCATCTGTCTTGGTCGTGGGCATCAGTGCACCCCCGGCGTCACGATGCGCGGCCGCGCTGCGTTCTGCTCGGCGCTCGCGACGGCTTCCATGTACGCTCGCGCCCACGCCGGTTGCACGGTCTGCATCATGCGCAACAGGCTGGCGCGCAGCCCATCGAGCACAGCGCGCTGCTCGCCCAACTGCTGGAGGACGGGGACGGTGCGCGCGTACGTGGCGACGTCGTTCTTGGCGAGGGCGCCGAACTGCTGCCGTTCGAGCTCGAGCTGCTCGGTCATCGCTGCCAGGATGAGACGCTTGGTATCGACCAACAGGGCGAAGTACGGCTGCGCCTCGGGGAGAATTGTCGGGTTGCTCATTGCGCTCCTATTGGTGGTCGCGCATCCACTGGCCGTGAATGCGGTCGTAGTCGGCCTGTGATAGGTCGTAGGCCTGCATGATGATTTTTGCCGGCGTGTTGGCGGTGATGGCCTGATAGACCCCGACGATCGCCGGCTTGCCGTCGGGCTTCTGTGCGGCCGCGGCGATGCGGATGCGGTCTCGGCGGCTTGGCGCCGGCTCGGTCGGCGCCTTCTTCGCCAGCGCCTCGCCGCGCTTCAGACAGCTGGACAGCGACGACGCCGCGAGCTCAACCGTGTAGTCGGCAACGTCATCCCACGCAGTAGACTCGTTGGCCTGCAGCCGGCGCGCCATGGTCGTCGCGCGCTCGGCCAGCTGGTCGTAGCGTCGAGCAACGACGGCGAGCAGTTCGGGTGCGACGCTCATCGCAGATCCTCGCGCACCCAATCGGCGAACGACTTGCCATCGGGGCAGCGTGCGCGGATAAAACGCGTCTCGTGGTACAGCGCTGCGCCATCTTTCCAGCGCCTCGCACAGCACGGACCGATCGCCTTGCTCTGAAACAGCAGCCCGCCGCTCTCGTCGCTGTCGGTAAAATCCTTCGAGCAATCATCGCAGAGCACGACGTTGCCCGGCTTGATGACGATACGCTCGATCACTTCGACCCCCACGCCTTCGGCCGGTTGAATCGTCGGTAACCTTCGCCGCGATGCTGCTCGGCCAGGGCGGCGAGCTCGGCCTTGTCAACGCCGGCGCGCGCGGCGAGCTCGGCAACGACTGGTTTCCAGCTCACGCGACCAGCGACTGGTTTCCAGCTCACGCGTCCGTCGGCGAATTGAATCCCGGCCGCGTCGCCGATGTGCGTGCACAGCTGATTCTTGAGCAGCGCCTCGCGCTCGGCGATCGCCACCTTGTCAGCGAGCACCTGGCGCAGCGCGTCGGCAAGCTCGAGCGTCTCTGCCGTCGACGCCAGGTACACGTCGCGTTTGAATTCGTGCTTGCGCGCGAGGTACTCGGTGTACGCCGTCGAGCCGTCGATGTCGGGCGGCTCGCGCTTTTCGACATACTCGTGCCAGAAAAACTCGACCGCCGGCACGAGTACGCGCTCGAAATGCAGGTCGCGCTCGAGCGTGTATTCGCGATAGTCGTAGCCGCCGATCAGCGCCGCGAGATCCCATCTGCCCAGGTCGTAGCCCCACATGTACCAGGCGCATTGGATGCGATACTCCTGGGGCACCTCGTCGCTGCCGTCGTCGCCCCAGCGGTGCGCCGAGTGGTGGCCGACCGTCTTGATCTCCACGCCGTGGCTGCCCGGCACGATGCCGTCTGGCGTCATGCGCGCCCATGGATGCTCGGGGTGGTAGTCGGGCTGCGACGACCACAGCACCTTGACGTCGTTGCGCTGGGCGTACTCGCAGCGAATCGGATCCTCGAGCAGCTTGCCCCACTTGGTGCGCTCGTTGCCTTCGAAGGGCGGCAGCTCGCCGACGAGCTCGCCCTACACCTGGATTGGCGGGCAGTACGGGTGGTCGCCGACCGCGGCCGCGGCTTGGCTGCCACCGATGCCGCGCCATTCGATCTCGGGCTCGGGCGCCGCCAGCAGTTCGCAGTCCTCGAGCAGCACCCGGAGCGAGCGCTTGGAGCGGCGCCCGTTGGGCAGTAGCACCTGGACCTTGCCGGCGGCGTAGTCGACGCCCAGGACCTCGACCGCGGCGCTCTCGACGGGCCGACCGTGCCGGGCCAGCTGTCTGGCCTGCTTGCGGTGCAGGTAACGCTGTCCGACGGCGAGCGTCACTGCTTGACCTCGGGCGCGACCTGGTCGAGGTGCGCGTCGATCAGCTGCGCGAGCGTCGCGCTTAGCTGCACGCCCTGGCGCTTGCAGTGCACGCGAAAGCGGTCGTATGTTTCACGTGGCACATAGATGCTGCGCCGCGTTTGGTCGATTGATCTCACGCTGCCTCCCTCGTGGGCGCGCACGCGCTGCACAACCCGGGCTTGACCGTCGCGCTCCTCCTGCTGGATGCGCTCGCGCCGCTGCACGAGCAAGCAGTAGCGCTGCTCGAGCGCGCGCAGCTTGTCGCGCAGGGCGCGCCGCTCGGCCGCGGTGTCGTAGGGGTCGGCGCCGGGCATCTACTTGGCCCCCATGCGCTCGGCGTCAGACGTCTGGCGTCCGGCGTCGAGCATCGTCACCGTCTGCCGGTCGCGCTCCTGGGCCGCCTCGCAGTCCACGCACCGCGGCGGCGCCTCGGGGTGGTCGAGCTCCCAGCGCGCGCCGCACAGCTTGCACCGGATGGCGCGAACCTTGCCGGCGTCGCGCGCCTGGTCGCCGAGCTGCTCGTCGACGTACCAGCGCAGCTCGACCTCTAGGGCGCCGGCGCATAGCCGGAGCTGCTCGGCCATCGCGTACAGCCGCGTCATGATGTCGCGGGACTTGGTGCCCGCGGCGCGGCGCATCAGGTTATCGGCCTGCTCGCGCCATCGGGTTTGCAGGTTGGGGGCGGTCGGGTTGGGATTGGTGCGACTCACAAAGCAAACTTGTACAGGGCGGGCCAGCAAGGGTCAATAGTAAGACAGGTTAAACTTGTAAGTTGCCACGGCGCCTCAACTCCCGCACGAGCACCTCGAGCAGCCGCAGCTGGCGCTCATAGTAATGCGGCCGAAGCCGGCGAAGTGCCCGACCGACGGCCGCCCATTTGTCCTTTTCGCTTTTCTCCACGCGAGGCGAATCAGCACACACCGTGCCGGGATCTGCCTGCGCTATCTGAAGTAGTTAGCGATGGGGGTCGGCCCGAGGGGTGTTCCAGGGGTGTTCCACGTTCCAGGCCAGAATGTCCACCCGCTCGAGGGTGTTCTCACTCGTCGAGTTCGAGGAGTTCGAGTTGGCGCAAGAATCGCTCGAGAGATTGAACACGCAGCCTGCGACCCGCCGCGAGCCAGCGCCGTTCAAGCGCGTCCGTGATTCCGGCGGCGGGCAACGGGATACCCAAAGCAGCGGCAATCGCAGGGACGAGCTTGCTTTGCTTCCCTGTACCCGTCTCAAGCCAGCTGATCGTCGCCTGGGTGGTGCCGAGCAGGTCGGCCAGGGCGGTCTGCGAAAGATCCCGCGCCTCGCGGGCTGTCTTCATCAGCTCGCGCCACTCTGCTGTCGTCGGGATCTCACCTTCGGTGTTCTCGATGAGCTGCCGGAGTTCGCGGCGCGTCAGCGTCACGGACTGCATGGGAACATAGTCGCTTACGAGTTTCGTCTGTTTCGTGGTTGCAGAGTTTCCGGCAGATGTGTACAAGTTTGGTCTGTGGATGGCACCCAACTAGGCGCCCGCCTTGCCAAGCTGCGCGATAGGCGGGGCCTTACGCAGCAGCAACTTGCCGACCATCTCGCTGTGACGCAGCAAACGGTGAGCGGTTGGGAGAGTGGTGGCAGCACCCCCCGCATGAGGCGACTCAAGACGCTCGCGGCGGTGCTCGACGTTCCGTTCGCTGAACTGGTTTCCCTCATAGAGCAAGACGAGGCGCAAGACGAGGCGCGCGCAGGGTAGTGGCTCGATGTCGGGGGGAGATCGCACAGCTGCAATTTCGGCCCAGGGCGGCTACCCAAGTCGACCCAATATTCGCGGGCCAGCTTGGGGGCGCCTGTGACTCAGCAGTTAGAGCTGCCCTACACCGACCCCGAGGTCGAGCTCCTGGGCCTCATCAGTCGCATCTGCGTGATCAACGGCCACCAGGTGGTCGCCGATGCTCTGGGGATCTCGCTGTCCCACCTGATGCACGCGTTGGCCCGCCGGAAGAATGCGGCGGTCCGCGCTGAGAAGCTGTGGCGCCTGGTCCAATTCGAGGGCGGACACGACCTGATCCAGTTTCTCGCCGAGTGCCGCGGCGAGCAGATCATCACCGACCCACCGGCGAACCCGGTAGAGGAGCTGCGCGCGGTGCTGGATATCCTCGACGAGGAACTCGGGCCGCGCACACGCATGGCGCTCAAGCGCGCTATTCCGGCGCGCGTGCGACGCAACCGCGGACTACCCAAGGCCGGGGAGGGTGAGGGCTAGTGCGTCGCTGCACAGGTGCCCCACAGCCCCTTGGCCCCAAACAAGCGCCAGCGCTTGCAGGCCGCAGCGGTGTGCGAGCAAAACGTTGTGTTCGCCTCGCCGGCGACGGTGATGCACCAGACCCCACCGCGATGCCGCTGGCAGGGCTTCCAGTGCTTGGGGGTCATGGTCGATCGCGCCTCCTCGCACTTGGCCAGTCCGCGAGCGCAGCTCGTCATCGCCGCGTCGCCGACACGCCCCGCACACCACCAGGTCGGTGTCGCCTGCTTGCTGCGCGGCGGGCGATGGTCGGGTTTGTCGCATCCGGCGAAGGCCACCACCCAAACAACCAGAATCGCTCGCATGCCCCAACGCTACCCAGCGCCGCGCCAGCGCGCAACCACCTGTCAGATTTTCGGCTCGGGGGGAGTCGTGAGTGACGCCGCGCCGCCGTATCCACTCGACCACCGACAGGGGTACAGCACCTGGCCCCGGGCACTCGGTCAGTGCGAGGGCCTCATGAGGGACGCGGTATGCGTCCAGCTCATGGCGGTCTTCTACAGCCGCGTCCGCCACGAGCCCGGCGTCGCCATCACCGATAAGGGCCCGATCTCCCTCGACCGGGGCCAGCTGCTGGTGGGTCTTCGGCGCGACCTCGCGCCGCTTTTGGGGCGAGACAAGATGACGATCAGTCGAGCGATCGATCGGCTTGTGAAAAACGGCGTTGTCTCGAAAAAAGCGGGACAGTTCGGGACCGTTATAACTCTGCGGCATTACGGCGAGTTTGGTCAATCATCCACAGACCCTCGAGACGGACCCGCATACAGCCCCGCATACAGCCCCGCATACAGCAAACGAGACAGACCCGCACCCCTAACGAACGGAGAACGGAGAACGGAGAACGGAGAACCGTGTGTCGACGCGCGCGAGGCGATCCCGACACCACAGCAGCAGCACGACCGAACCCTCGCCCAGCGAGCCGAGGCGATCCACCAGCGGCTGGTCGTGCTGGTGGGAGATCTCGCAAGCGAGCTGCAGCTGAGACCGCCGAGGCTCAGCGCGATCTCAAGCACAGCCCACCTGCGCAACTGCGGGCTCGTCGATGCGTGCGGAACCTACGCCGACGACGACCTGCAGCACGTGCTCGACGCGCGCGCCGCCCAGGCTCGCGCCACCAGGTCGCTCGAGTGGCTCGACGGGTTCAAGACGTGGCACCCGAAGGCCCTCGCTTGGGCGCTGAGCAAGACCGTCGAGCAAGCAGGCGAGGGCCGGCGCCGCCGCGGTAACGACGACGGCGACATCCGCAAGGTCGAGGTGGTCGGTTGACGCGCGAGGGGTACATGCCGCACGACACCGACGCCGAGCAATCGCTGCTGGGAGCGGCGTTTCTGAGCACATCTGTACTCGACCTGGTGCAAACACGCGCGGTCGAACTATATGACCCGCGTCACCGCGTGGTGTGGGCTGCGATGCGTCGCCTGCATGAGCTCGGCAAGCCGCTCGACGACGTGACCGTCGGCGCCGAGCTCGACGAGGAAGGAAAGCTCGCGGCCGTCGGCAGCCACGCCTACCTTGCTGAGCTCATGTTTCGTACGCCGACGGCGGACAACGCCGAACACTACGCGGCTATCATCCACGAGCATTACGTGCGCCGCCATCTCATGCTCGAGGCTGGCGCGATCGTCGAGGCGGCCCGCCGCGGCGACGCCGACGCCGGCGATTTGCAGGGCGAGGCCATCGAGCGATTGCGTAAAATCGACACGGCGCGCGACCAGCGCGGCTCGACGATGGGCGACCTCATGGTGAGCCGCCTGGGCGCGGCGACCGAGCTGAGCGAGCGCCGCGCCCAGGGCGACGTCGTCGCACCTGGGCTACCCACCGGCATTCCGGCGCTCGACGACGCCCTGGGCTGCGGCCTGCGCCGAGGGATTCCGACCGTGCTGTGCGGCAGACCTGGCCATGGGAAGAGCGCGATGGCCCAGACGATAATTCTCGCGAACGTGAGCGCCGGCGTCGGCGTGATCGAATTCCGCGTCGAGGATACCGACGAGGCGAGCGCCGACCGCATGCTGAGCCGGATCTCCAACGTGCCCGCCGAGGATCTGGCCGCCGGCAAGCTGTCGCGGATGGACCTGGCCGCGCTCACCCAAGGCGTCGAGCGCTGGCACAAGCGGTGCCGGACGTTCTGGCACCTCGACGGCCGCGGCGACGTGAGTGCCGACGACATCGTGCGCGACGTGCGTCGGCGGCGCAGCGAGATACCCAACCTGCAGCTCGTCGTCGTGGACTTGCTCAACGAGCTGCGATGGCCGCGCGGCGCCGACTCGATGAAAGACGCAATGAGCCGCGGCATTCGTACGCTCGGCCGACTGGCTCGCGACGACAACCTCGTCGTGCTTGTGCTGTGCCAGCTGAACCGCAAGCTCGAAGAGCGCAAGGACAAGCGGCCGCGGCTGATCGATCTCAAGGAGACCGGGGCACTCGAGGAGCGCGCCAAGTGCGTGCTCAGTGTCTACCGGGGTATCGAGTACGGCGACCCCACCGACGGGGTCGACTACCTGGCCGGCGAGTCGCGGCCCCCCGCAAGCGAGTGGCAAGAGCGGATCGAAATCGGCGTGATCAAGAACAGCCAAGGGAAAAACAACAGGGCCGTCCGCGCCAAGTGGCACGGCCCAACCGTGAGGGTTTACGCATGAGCGACCAAATCACCGACCAAGCGCTATGCGAGCTTGAGCACAGCGTGTTGTGCCTCAAGGTCGCCATCGCCGGCCACGTATCACGCAACGGCCACGGCCAAACCAAGCAGCGCGCCCGTGCCCGCTACGTCCGGTACCAGGCCGAGCTGCAGCGTCGCGAGGGGCATCGTGGCTAATCGCGCGAACGCCTTCCGTTACCCGCTTCGCGAGCGGCCATGGCCGCCCGGCAGCTACGGCTGGACGGTCTGCGCGGTCTGCAGGCGCGCGTGGCGTCCGTCGCCCGGCAGCGTACTGCAGTGTCATGCAACCTGCCTGTTCACGACCCAGGCAATCGCGGCGATGCTGCGCACGACCAGGCCGATGCCCGAGCTCGCGCGGCACTACGGCGTGACGGCGCGAATTCTGGCGGCTGCGCTCGGCACGGGAAGGCGAGGGCGATGACCGCTCTGGCCGAGCTGCTCGACGCGCTCGCAAACCTGGTCTTGCAGGTCCTCGAGGACGTGGGCCACCTCGTCGAGGACCTACACCGAATCTGTGCCCGACTCTGGGCGGGAGAGTGACATTGGAAACACGAAGCAAACAAGCTCCTCCGGGTCGCAGGCTGGCCCTCGTCACCGTCACCGGCATTGTGGCGCTCACGCTGGCTCTGCAGAGCGGCGGCCGCGTCGAGGCATCACCGCGGTATCAGCGCGCGCTCGTGACTCAGTTTGCGAGCAAGACGATCGGCGATCCGTTGCGACGAACACCGACGTATGACAAGCAGGCCGGCCAGTGGTTCGCCTGTCTCAAGGATGGCCGCAAACGTAGGATGAGCCCGTACGTTTGGGGCATCGCCGCTCGGCAGGGGGAACTGCCGTGCGGCGCGCTCGTCGAACTGTGCCGCGAGTTCAAAGGGCGGTCGCTCTGTGTGGTCGCGCCCGTCGTCGATCGCGGCCCCTATCATGCGGTGCGCGCGAGCTGTCCGCGGCCGCCGCGGCACAGCCAGGTTTGCTGGAGTCGCGGCAAGACCATGTTGCGGCAGCGGCCGGGGTGGCGCTGGGAAACCAAGTTTGACCTGTTGCCGCGCGTCGCATGGGCGATCCGGGTCCTCGGCAAGGGGATGGTCTGGTGGCGTGTCGTGTGGAGCCCGCTGCAGCGAAGGCGCGACCTGTGAGACCCTACGGAAACCAGCGCTGCAGTCGCTGCAACAACTGGCGACACCCGGACACGGGCCTGTGCCCGCGCTGCGACATCGGCCTCGACGGTAAGCCGTATGCGCGCATCGCCGACACGATCACGCCGGCACCGCGCGATCGCTGGCGTCGGCGTGTCGGCTGGCCTGAGCTGCTGCTGCTGTGTACCGCGCTGCTCATCCTCGCGCTCACGGCGACCACGGTCGTGCGCTGGTGGAGCGCGCTGTGACCGTGCGGCCGCACGTCGTGCAGTGTCGCAGCTGCGGCGCCGATATCTTCTACGCCGTCGGCGCCAAGGGGGCACCGATGCCGATGGACGCCGAGCCCGTCGTCGACGGCAACCTCGTGCTCGAGCCGCGACGCGACCGATCCGCGCCCCGTGCCGTCGCGTTTCAGCCGCTGATTCACAGCCAGGCCGAGCGCTACCAGTCGCACTTTGCCAGCTGCCCGCACGCGGATCACTGGAGGCGCCGTTGACGCGATGCTGTGCCTGTGTGGACAGCCCGTGCAGCCCGGCGAGGAGGTCTGCGCGTCGTGCTGCGACTGCGGTACGCCCAAGGCCAAGGCCTGGCACTACGCCTGCGAGCGCTGCATGTTCGCCGACGGCGAGACCACGTCGCACGCGCGCATCATCGACGCGCTTCGCCAGGCCGACCATCGCATCGACTGCTATCAGCTGGCCCGACTGGCCGGCATTTCCCGCCGCAACGTGCTGCGCGCGATCAAGACGCTTATCGCCATGGGACGCGTCCGAAAACAGAAGCGTCAACACGAAACCAGCCTGTACAGCCTGAGAGGACATGATGAGCAAAGCGAACAAGAGACAAACCGAGCTCGACGGATTCGAGCGGCCAAGCAACGACGAGCTCGACGCATTGGTCGGCGCGTATCTGGAAGCCAAGACCGAGCGCGTCGCGGCCCAGGAGGCCGAAGACGCCGCGCGCAGCAAGCTGCAAGCGTTCATGGGCGAGGCGAGCGACGAGCTCGAGTCCAACGACGACGGCGAGCCCTGCTACCGCTACGTCGACGGCGAGCAGGTCTACATCGCTACGCTGCGCACCAAAGAGCGGCTGAGCGTCAAAAAGGCCAAACCGTCCGAGCCCGTCGAACTGCACGCCGTCGAGTAAGGCGCCAACGCATGCTCGCGAGCCAGAAACTGATCCGCTTCACTGTGCCGGGGCCGCCGCAGCCGCAAGGATCGAAGACGGCCAAGGTGCTGGGCAAGCGGATCTATCTGCCCGACGGCAAGCCGGCGATCGTCGAGCCGCGCGCGATCTTGGTCGAGCAAGCGAACAAGACGACCAAGACGCGCAAGGCCGGCGCCCTCGACCGGTGGCGCAGCAAGGTCGCCGAGGCGGCGCGCGCGGCCATGGATGGTCGGCCGCTGTGGGACGAGCCGTGCATCCTGGTCTGCGAGTTTTTGCTGCCGCGCCCGCGGTCGCACTGGACCAAGTCGGGCACGCTGCGCAAGGGGGCGCCACTGCTGCCGAAAAAACCGGACTGGTCCAAGCTCGTGCGCGCGGTCGAGGATGCGCTCACCGGCGTGGTCTACCGGGACGACAGCCAGGTCGTCATGCCCTCGGATCCGTGGGGCATCTGCCAGCTGCAGCCGCGCAAGCGGTACGCTCGGCGGCAGTGCGCCGACGACGGCCGCGACGTGGTCGGCGGCGTGTTCGTCGAAGTGCGCCAGCTGTCGGCCGATGAGCAGGCCCAGGTATTGGCCGGGGGGCGTGCAAACCCATGAGCAAACCCAAGAGCAAGGCGCCGGCGAAGCGCAAGGCGAAGCGCAAGCGCGCGCCCAAGGAGCCGCGACCGACCACGACCAAGCAGGCCGAGCAGCTGCGGTCTTTGCTGGCGCCCTACCGCGCCCAAGAGCGCAGGCGCCAGCTCGCCGTCGTTGTGGGCGACGAGGACGCGATCCGCCTGTTGCAGTCGTGGACCATGGTGGAGGTGTGCTGGAAGCCCCACGCGCGCAGCGTGCCCAAGTACGGGCGCTGGTCGTGGCTCTGGCGCAACGTCTGGTACGAGCGCGACCGGCTGCACGACCTGGCCGGCGTCACCGCCAAGCGCGGCCGTGAGCTGCTCGACCGGCTCATCACGGCGCAGCTGGTCTACCCCGACGGTACCATCACGGCCGACGCGGCCGAGCTCGTCGAGGACCACGTCGACCACCGATTCCCCAGTCGCCAGCGCGGGCGACCCAAGGGGAGCAAAGACAGTAAGCCGCGCGCGAAGGGACAGAGCGATGTTTCGGGGTAGCTTCTGCAAGACACGCCGCGAGGTGCTGGTGGGGAGAGTATGAAAGTCGAATCGATCAAGCTGCACACAGAGCAGGGCTACCCCATGGTCTCGGCGCTCATCGAGGGCAGGTGGCACGTGCTCGAGAACGTAGTGGCATTCGCGGTCAACGCCGACTCGAACGACGTGGAGGCGACGCTCATCCTGGCCGACACGAGCGGGACTCGGCTCGAGCTCGACCTGCAGGTGTTCCCCGACGACGTGGCGACGAAGGGGGCATGACACCGATGTCCGTGTGCAGGCCTACGTTTCAGAAAGCGCAGTGATTACGTGATGTTGGGGGGGGTTAGAAAACTCAATGATAATAATATCCTGGGGTACCCCCATGACAGCCTCGTGCTCCGAAAAACGAGAGTTTCGTGTCCCCAAATTCATAAAAAATGGCAGATGACGTGTCTGGCGTCCTGCGAACCACGACCTGGGCAAGCGCCTTGGCTTCCACGCCAACAAGGCGCTACTGGCCGACACGCAAGGGGCCGGGCCAGCGGGGACACCCAGGAATAGCCAGGTGTGTGTACGATTATTTCATTTCGTGTGTTGACGGGTCGTAATTCGTATGTATAATAGAAGCATGACACGGACACAAACCACGGAGGACACGATGACCACAGCGACGACGACAATCACTTCCGCCACCCCGACCAAACTCCGCAGCGGCAGCTGGGGTGCCAAGGTGCAGGATGCGAATCCGCAGCTCGGTCAGGTCGTGCGCATCACCACCAAGTCGGGCAAGTCGTGGCTCGCCACCGTGACGAGAGTCATCTGGAGCGGCAACGGCGTGGCCATCTGCGCTACGGCCTCGGCGAAACCCCGCCAGCAGCGCTCCTACTCGGTGGTGTACTGCGGCTACCCCTGCCCCGTCACCGGGCTCAAATGCTGCGCGGCCAACGGTCAGTGCCATGATTGCCTATAATCAGGAGGTTACGATGATGACAATGCAAACGAAAACACTCGCAGAAATCAAAGCCCTACACCCCGTCCCGGCGTACATCCTCGAGTGCCCCGAAAACGACTACGTCCGCGTGCTGGTGTGGGCGAACGAGGCCGAGTCCGAGAACGACGACGGCGCCCATGCGGTTGCGTCCTACCGGCTCTCTGAGCCCCTCTCGTTTTCGTCGGCTGCCGACGGGCTGGTGGGCTAATGGACAAAATCCGAGTAAACATCTCGCTAGATGCCGCGGTCCTAGAGGACATCGACGCCCTAGCCGAGGAGCACACGGGTGGCGACCGGTCTGCGTGGATTGCCCAGGCTGCCAGCCATGCACGGGGCCGTGCTGTGGGGCGAGCTCGGTTGCTGCGGCGACTGGACGCGCTTAGCGCGGAGCTGGACGCGCTCGAGCTCGAGCTGGCCGAAGTGCGTGCACAGGTCGGAGACTCTTCGACGTCCGATTAGGTCTTCAGCCCTAAGCCCTCCCAAATTGCATCGTGGTCAACCTGTAGGCTGAACCCATCCCCCGCCTGATCAAATACGAGCCCGCGCCGCCGCGCGAGGATCCCGAGCTGCCGCCGCCGCCCAACGGCCCGCTCGAGCGTGCGCTGTGGCTGCAGACCATGTACGCGCAGGAGGCGTACCGGATCGCCAACGATGACCAGCTCACCGACCAGGCCCGGCGCGAGCTGATGCTCAAGTACGGCAAGGCGATGAACGCGGCGATGCCGCACGAGGAGGTCGCCCAAGTCAAGGCGCTGCTCGACGTCGAGCATAAGCAGATCAGGGGAAAGAAACTGCACGGAAAGGTAGCCAGTGCCACGCGCGGCCGGTCGAGACGTCTTCGCTCGGCGACTCCGAGGGAGTAGCGCAGACCGCTTCGCCGACCTCTGCCTCGAAATCGTCGACGGCGACACCGGCGAGATGCTGCTCGACGTCGGCGGCGTCTGGGACCGCAAATTCGGCCGCTGGGACGGCGCCGACCCGAGCACGTGCATTCGTTGCGAGGCGCACCCCGGCCAGGTCGAGGCGGTGCACCTGTATCGCGAGCGGCTCGAGGCCAGGCTCGCCGGGCACACGGTCGACTGGCACACGCTGTTGCTCTACGGCGGCACGCGCGCCGGCAAGACTACGCTCGGCGAGTGGCTCACGGTCGCAGAGCTGATCGCGCGGCCGCGCGCACGCGTGCCCCTGATTCAGCACGTCGAGGTCGAGCGTTACCCCGAGATCGAAAAAGAGCTGGACGAAATGCTGCCGCCGACGCTGTTCGAAAAGGTCGGCGCATCGTACGTGACCGTGCACGGTTCGCAGGCGTGGATCATGAGCGCGCGCAATCCGCAGTCCGTCAAGGTGGGCCGCATGGATGCCGCGTTCGTCAACGAGGCCCAGCGGGTCAAGCAACTAGCGTGGCAGCTGGCGGTCATGCGCCTGAGCGATACCAACGGCCTGTGCATCCTGGCGTGCAACCCGAGCAACGACGACGCAGATGGCGAGTGGGTCGACGAGCTCTATGACGCGGCCAAGGACGGCCGCGAACCATCCGTGCGGCAGTGCCACTGCCACTACAGCCAGAACCCGCACGTGACGCACGAACAAATCCAGTCAATCAAGCGCACGATGAGCAAGCGCGACGCCGAGATCGAGATCGAGGGCAAGCGCCAGCAGCCGAGCAGCGCCGTGCTCTATGCGTGGTCGAGCGAGAACCTGCGCCCGATGCCGACGTTTGGCGATATCACCGAGCTCGCCGCGCAGCGCTGGGGGTTCGGCCGCGGTGTGCGAGACATCGTCGGGCAGGACTACCAGCTACAGCCGATGATCGCGACGGTCAGCCGCGCGTATCAAAACCCGCACGATGAGCGTACGCCGTTGTGGTGGACGTACGCGCTAATTGTCGTCGAGGACGGCAACGAGCAGCACCTCAGCAACGCCATGTACGAATTCGGTCTAGCCCCGTCGGCCACGGCAATCGTCGGCGACGGGTCCGGTGAGTTTCAGGACGTCGAGCGCACGAAGGGTGGTCACAGCTTTACGCACATGCGCAACGCCGGATGGAAGCGAATCTACACGCCGGTGCGCGGCACCACCAAGAACCCGGATCTCATCGTGCGCATGAAGAACGCCAACCGCCTGCTCGAGAACGCCGACGGGGTGCGCATAGCCTTCATCGACCCCGACGTGGGCGAGACGTTCTTGAAGCGCAACGGGCTGCAGTGGACGTCCGAGGCGCAACCGGCCGAGCGTCTGGTCGAGATGCTGCGCACGTACAAAAGAAAGAGCGCGGTCCCGGATCGGCGCGCACGGCAGGCCCACTACTGGGACGGCTGGTCCTACCCGCTGCATCGCTGCTATCCGCCGATCGTTCACGTCGAGAGGGTAGGCTACAGGTCACTACGCAAGCGGCGACGGCCGCGGCAGATGAAGGGCTTTTGATGATCCTCAACGAACGCGGCCAGCCGTATCCAGATCGACAGAAGCCCCGACTCATCGGCGGCCGGCAGCCGCGTGGGCGCATGGCGCGGCTGTACAACGCGCCGCCGCTGCCCCTGCCCCTGGCGCCGCCGCGCGGCATCACCGCCAGCGCGCTGCGGGACATGGCGATCATCAACCACCCGGGCCACGACCTCAACCCGGAAACGGTGATCGCGGTCTACGGCCGCGCCGAGCGCGGCTGGTCGCGCGACCAGTGCGACATGTTCACCGACGTCATCGAGATGGACGGGCACCTACGCGCCGCCATCGAGTCGCGTCTGCTCACGATCGTCGGCAAGCCGTGGTCGGTCATCCCGGGCCAGGGCGGACCCGGCAACGATCGGCAGACCGAGGTGCTCGCAGAGATCTGCCACGGCGCGCTCAAGGACACCAATTTCCTCGATGCGCTGGGCATGAGCCTTGCCGCGCGCGCCATCGGTTTCGCGGGCTCCGAGATCCACTGGCGGCTCGTAGACGGCGACATCATTCCGGTCTGGTTTACGCAGGTTCCCTTCAATCGCTTCGCGTTCGACGCGTACGGCGAGCCGCGCTATGTCAGCGACCTGGCCGACATGTCGGGCATCCCGCTCGATCCGGGCCTGTGGTGGTGGAGCGTCAACTCGACGCCGTTCACCCAGGTCCTTGCGCGCGCCGGCCTGATGCGTACCGCCACGTGGTACTCGCTATACAAGCGCTGGTCGTGGCGCGACTGGGTCATCTATGCCGAGCGCTTCGGGCTGCCGCTCGTCGTCGGCAAGTACGACCCCGATGGCGATGAGAATGACTACGACGTGCTCACCGACGCGGTCGAGAACCTCGGCGACGACGGCTATGCGGTGCATAGCAAGCATGCCGAAATCGACATCAACGAGGCCCAGCGCGGCGGCGACTCGAACAACCTGCACGCGGGCATCGTGCACGAAGCCAACCTCGAGATTAGCAAGCTGTTCACCGGCGCGACGCTGAACATGGAGACCGGCAGCAAGGGCAGCTACGCCCAGGCCGACATCCACGCCAACCGCGAGTTCCACTTGATCCTGGCGGACATGCAGCAGCTTGTGCAATCGGCGCTGCAACGCTGCGTGTTTGGGCCGATGCGCCACTACAACGGCTTGACCGAGGCCAGGCTGCCCGAGCTCAAGGTCGAGCTCGAGCAGGAGGCCGATCCCGAAAAGCGCGTGCGCGTGCGCCAGATGTACCACGCGATGGGGCTGCCCTTGTCCAAGTCGCAGCTGTACGCCGAGAGCGGACTACGGCCGCCGGCGAACGAGGCCGACACGTTGGCGGCCTCGCCGGACAAGTAGGCGGATCACAGCGTTGCCTCAGCGTTGACGCGTGACGCAACCGACATACGAGATCCCCGACAGCATTTGCCGCTCGGCGGCGCACCATGTCGACGCGGGCGAGCTGCGCGCCACCTCGGGCGGTAGCGCGTTCTCCCTGGCAGCCGACGACGAAAAGCGCACCGAGCTGCTCGCCATGGCGCGCGCCGGCGAGGTAGTCGAGCTCGATATATCGTTTGTCGCGTACCGCCAGCAGCGCGGGCAGAGCAACGCCAATTACACCCGCTTCGCCGCGGATATCCTCGCCGACGTGTGCGCATCGTTTGAGGGGTTGCCGCTTCTACGCGACCACAACACGCACAACATCGACGCGCGCGCCGGAACCGTCATCGGCGCCCGCTACAAGCGCATCCGCGGCGGCGGCGAGTTCCACCTGACGGGCCGCGTGACCGCGCAGTGGGCGGTGGTGGCCGTGCTCGAGGGCAACCTCGACCGGTTCAGCATCGCGTGGGTGCACGGCGGACGCGAGACGATCATTTGCTCGGCGTGCGACTCGGCGATCCTCACCGAGTGCTACCACTGGCCGGGCGACCTGGTCGAGCGGCAGAAAAAGACGATCCGCGCGGAGTGGATCTACACGGTGGCCAGGGGCCGCGAGGCGTCGGGGGTAAGCGACCCGGCCGTCGACGGCACCGGTATCGAGGGGATTCGCGCATCGCTGAACGCGGCAAACCTGCCTTGCGCCACACCCACCACGGAGGATGACAGCATGTCGCTCAAAGCAATCGCCAAGTCCCTGGGTCTGTCCGAAGACGCGACGGCCGATGACATCGAAGCCGCCATCAAGGCCAAGCAGGGCCAGCTCGACGCCGCTGCCAGCGAGGCCGCTCAGCTGCGCACCGCCAAAGAGGCCGCCGAGGCCGCGGCCGCGGCCTCGGCCGACAAGGCACGCGCCGCCGAGATCGACCAGCTGTTCGCCAAGCACGTGAACAAGTTTCCGGTCGCGCGCGACGGCGACGGCAACAAGGTCCGTCACCCCGAAGATGTGCAGCTCCGCGAGCTCGCGGCCACACAGTACGACTTCGTCGAAGGGCTGCTCGAGGCCAAATCGCCGTACACCCCGGCCGACGGCCCGCCGGTACATACGCCCGAGCCGACCGGCGACCCGGCCAATCCCGCGGCCCTGTCGTACGACAGCAACCCGGGCCTCAGGAAGGCCTGCAAGCAGCTCGGCGTGAGCGCCGACGACTTCGCCCAATTCAACCCCGTCAACGGAACCGCGTTCGACGCGTAGGAGACGACCATGACCGCACTCGCCAAAGACACCACGGCCCGACGCTGGAAAGAACCAGGCGTCATCGTGTCGTGCCCCGTCGCTGCGGACGACACGATTTACAAAGGCGCGATGTTCGTGCTCGATGCGTCGGGCAACGCCATCCCCCTGGCTGACACCGCGGCCGTCGCCGCCGGCAAGCCCAAGTCGGTACTCGTCGCCCTCGAGCAGGCCGACAACACCGGCGGGGCCGCCGGTGACATCAACGTCCGCGGCCAAAAGGGCGTGGTATCGATCGCCACCAGCGGCGGCAGCGCCATCGACGCGACCGACCGCGATCGCACCGTGTACGCGCTCGACGACAACACCGTCGTCAAGGCGGCCGGCGTCACAAACAAGATCCCGGTCGGTCGGCTGCACTCGATCGAGGATGGCCACTACTTCATCACGCTGCGGGACAAAGAAGACTCGCTCGCGTCCGGTGTCGCCCAGGCCATCTACGACCACGCCGACGACGTCGGGGTCAACGAGCTCGTGGCCGCGGCGCCGTACGACCGCTCCGTGCTGTGCGTCGCCAAGGTGACCGAGACGCTCGCGGGGACCACGACGACCCCGACCTATGAGGTTGGGTCGGTGACCGCCGCCGACGCGCTCGGCGTGTTCAACGCCGGCGCGCAGGCCGACGTGAGCGGAATCAGGATTTTACAGGGCGTGCTGCCCGCGGGCGAGTCGCTCGACGTGACGGTCACCAACGGCACCGGGGGCTCGGAGGCCGGAAAAGTTCAGTTCACCGCGATCGCGGTGCCGCTGTAAGCGCGCGGTGAGCGCAGGAACCTAGCAGGGAGACAGCAATGCCAATCGGCGGACAAATCGCAAACCAGGTCAAGATCGAAAACGCGCAGGTCGCGTTTTCGACGGCCTTCAGCAAGGCGTTCACGCTCACCGAGGATCCGCTCGTCGTCCTCGCGAGCGAGCAGACCGGCAACACGCCGACGGTCGACGTCAAGATGTTCAGTTTGTCGCGGTCGATGCGCGAGTGGACCGACCAGCGCCAGCTGGCCGAGAAGCGCGCTGAGAACGTGCAGTGCACCGCGCACGACTTCGAGACGTCCGAGCGCGCCAACGTCAACGACATCATGGACGACAACCTTGGCGCCTACAGCGACATGATGGGCGACATGGGGTCGGCGGCGAAGCTGCACTACGGCGAGCTCACCGTCGACGCGCTCAACAACGGGTGGTCCGCCTCAAGCCCCTTCGGCCTGTGCTACGACGGCAAGCCGCTGTTCAGTGCGACGCACCAGGAGGGCGAGGGCTCGGCGTGGGACAACACCAGCACCGCGGTGTTTTCCTACGACGCGCTCTGGACGCTGTGGGAGGCGATGGCCAGCCAGAAAGACGAGTTCGAGCGCCCGCTGCGCATCCGGCCCAATACGCTCGTCGTCGGGCCCAGCCTGGCGCGGACCGCGATGCAGGCCCTGGGCGCCGACCTCATCAACGATGGCGCCAACGTGCAGGTCACCAACGTCACCGGCAACCTGAAGCTCAACCTTCTGCTGTCCGAGTCGCTCATCGGCGCGTACGCCAACTACTGGTACCTGGCCGACCTGAGCCGACGCGCCAAGCCTATCGGCATCTACAAGCGGCAGACGATCCAGCTCGGGTTCAGCGATATCGACGTCTTCAAGACCAAGGAAATGTACGTCGGGGCCGATTCGCGCGACTACGCCTACTACGGATTGCCTCAGCTGATCTACGGTTCCACCGGCGGCGGCTAGTCGCCGCACCACACCGACCGCTGATGATGGGCCAGGTAATCACCCTGGAGACCCACGTGGCGAAAAAGACCAAGACGAAGAAGGCGAAGGCCCAGGCGAAGGTCCAGGCGAAGGTCGAGGGTGATGTGTCCCCGGCAGATCAGCTCGAGGATCCGGCTGCGCTCGTCGACGCGGCTCGCGCAGAGGCCGCGCAGAGGCTCAGAGACGCCGAGGAGCGCATCGCCAAGATGGAGCACGACTCGATGAGCCGCGTCCGCGCCGAGCTCGACGAGGAGCGCGCCAAGATGGAGTCGATCGTGACCGTGTACGTCTGCGCGCGCAACCGCCGCGCCAACTGGCCGGCCCTATATCGGCCAAACGCGCGCGTTTACGCGCCGCCCGTCGTTACCGAGATGGAGGTAACGCAGCTCCAGCGCAAAGCGCTGCGCGCCGACAGCATGGTCCACTGCTGGGACGAGCGGCCCACCGCCCCGCCGGCGACCGCAGTCCGCCACAAGTCTGCACCCGTGTCACCCAAGGGGCTTCTCGCCGGCGCGAAGGGCCACAACCCCAAGCCGCGCCAGCCGCGGCGCAACCCCAAGCAGCGCGGCCGTGGCGATGACTTCTTGACGCCGCCGAGCAAGCGCGGAGGGTAGCAGGTGCCGACCCCCCGCTACGCCGTGCGCGCCGACGTTGAGCGCGCTGCAGGCGGCGCCGCGCAGCTTGTGCAGATCGCCGACCACGACGCCGACGGCGTCGAGGACACCGGGCTCGTCGACGAGTACCTGTGCGATGCCGAGGCGATGGTCGACAGCTACTGGCGTTGTCGTTACGAGCGCTCGCCCGACCCGGTGCCGCGCGTCCTTATGCGCATCACGGCCAAGCTCACGGTATACAAGCTCAAGGCCGACGCCGCGCACGGTGCGACGATCAGCGAGTTCGAGCAAAACGAGCACGAAGAACACCTCAACTGGCTCAGCGACCTGGCCGCCGGCAAGGTCGACCCCGGCGTGAGCCCCACACCGGCGCGCAGCCCGCGCAACCGCCAGGCGCGCAGCGAACAGCCGACGACGAACCGCACGCGTCGCGAGGCGTTCAAGGGGTTCGTATGAGCGCCGACGACAAACTCTCCCTCTCCCTCGATGTTGCTGGCTGTTGATCGGCGCCAGCCACATAGACCTACGCAAGCTCGACCGCGCCATTCGTCGCGCCACGGTCGCGGGGGCTGACCTGCGCCCGGTGTGGCGCGCAATGCGACGCGCACTGCGCAAGGATCAGGGCGAGCACATGAAGAAACAGCAGGGCCCGAAGGGCAGGTGGCCGGGCCCCAGTGCCGCCACGCTCAATCGCCGCCTCCGCGCCGGCGGCATCGGAAAAAAGTTCACCAAGCGCGGCAATCGGTTGAAAAAACGCCACAGCCGTCGGCTCGGTCGCGTGCTGTCACGCAAGCTGCTCTCGCGTGCGCGAATCAAACTGCGCCCGACGTTCATGCGCCTTTTCACGGTGCCGGGCAAGCCCGGGCGTGGCGGTCGGCGAGCCAAGGGTGCCGGCGTGCACCAGCGCGGCGGCAAAGCGGGCCGCCCGCGCGTGACCATCCCGCAACGCCAGTTTCTCTGGATCTCGACGGCGCTTACTCGGAAGGTTGTCGCCGCGGCCGCCACACATCTGGTCGAGCATTTCGAGCGGTAGATGGCGATCAGCAAGCGACAAGAGATCGAGGACGCGGTCATTACTGCGCTGTCAGCGCTGCTGCGGCCAACCAAGTACCTGGCGGCGATCGACGCGTACAATGGCGAGCTCGACCGCTTCGAGGGCGCGGACGATGTGCGCGCGGCGTTGTCGGGGGTACCCGGGATTTTGGTGGCGGGTGGCGATGGTCGCTACAGCGCGCAGGGCACGACCCGTCGCCGCTTCGCCAAACAGATTCAGATCGAGCTGTTGCTCGTATCGGCGCACGGGCGCGCTCAACACGCACGCACGCGGGCCGACGCCGCGGCCCAGGCCAGCGTGCTGCGTGACCCGGGCGTGTACCTGATCGAGGAGGATGTGTTCAGCTTGCTCGCCGGCGAGGACCTCGGCATCGACACGGCGGGCCAGTTGATGCCCGTCGCCGAGACGCTGCTGTTTGAGCTGCCGGATCTCACAGCCCGACACGTGACCTATAATGTCACCCACGACGTGCGCAAAACAAACCTGGATCACGGCACCGAACCACTATCGGGATACCGGATCGAAACCAACCTCGAGGATGGCGAGCCCCTCAACCCGTTGGCCGAGCGCGAGAAAGTCTACTAGATGCCACGCAACGAAAAAACAATCGCCGTCACACCGACCAGCGGGCCGGTATATTTCCCGTCGCGCATCAAGACCGCACCGGGCGCCAAGCCGTTTGCGCTGCAGCCGGGCCAGATGCTCGATGTACCCGAGCGCGACCCATGGGTGCGCAAGCAACTGCGCGACCGCGGCAAGGCCAAGGCCACCCTCGCGCGCGCCAAGCCCACCGCCAAGAAGGCAAAGAAGGCCAAGGAGTAGCCAATGACGATCGCGCACAGCGTACCCGCCAACATCTTGCGCACCGGCCATTTCGGCCAGATCAACCTCGACGTCGGCACGCAGGGGCTAGCCACGCTAACCCAACCCGTCGTGTTGATCGGCACGCACGCGGGCGGCACGGCGACGGTCGATACGCCGTATCAGATCTTCAGCGAGACGCAGGCCGAGACGCTGTTCGGCGTCGGCCTCGAGATCACGATCATGTGCAAGATCGCGCTACGCACCGCCAAGCGCCTCGGCCTGTTCGTGCCGATCTGGGCGATCGGCATAGCCGAGCCGTCCGGCGGCACCGCCGGCATCTGGAAGTTCACCGTAAGCGCGGGCTCTGCGGCGGTCGGCGGCTCGATCGTGTTCTGGATCAACGATCAGCGGTTCGTCGCGAACGTCACCGCCAGCGATGATCAGGATGCGGTCGTGCTGGCGATGCTCGCCGCTATCGACGAGCGCCTGGTCGAACTGCCAATTACCGCCGCGGTGGACGGCGTTTACGCCAACGAGCTCAACCTCACGGTGCGCTGGAAGGGCATCACCGGCCGCGATCTCAATCTGTATGTCGAGGACGTGGCCGCGACGGGGCTGTCGATCACGCCGAGCGAGGACACCAACGGCGCCGGCGTCACCGACATCACCAACTCGCTGGCGGCGATCCTCGCGGTCGACCGACACATCGTTGCGATCGCCAACCACGACGCGACCGACGTGACCGACCTCAAGGCGCACATGGCGCTGGCCTGGGCGGCGGGCCAGGGCGGATGGCGCTTTTCGGTGCTCGCCGAGACGAGCGCCATCGCGACGGCGACGGCGCTCGACCCGAACAACGAGGCGCTGATGACGCTGTCGTACCTCAACAGCAAATCGACGCCCGGCCAGATCACCGCGTGCGCGGCGGTCGCCATCGCCGGGCAGACGGCGCCAAACAAGAACTTCGACGGGTTCGTGCTGTCCGAGATCGGCACGCCACATGCTCAGGGCGACTGGTACGACAGCGACGACCTCGAGACCGCGCTCGCCGGCGGCGTTACCCCTCTGCGCGTGAACGGCAACGGCGAGACCGTCATCGAGCGCCTGGTCACCACGCGCACCAAGGACGCCGCCAGCAACCCGTACGGCAAGGTCCGCGACTATGCGACCATCAATACGCTGGTCTACATGCTCAAGCAGGTCGACATCACCGCCAACAGCCCGAAGTACTCGGGAAAAAACATGAGCGCGCGCGTCATGAAGGCTTACCGCGACGACGTCTATTCGGCGCACCTCGAGGCCCAGGAGCTCGAGTACATCCAGCACGTCGAGGATCACGCCAGCGAGCTCGTCGTCGAAGAGGACACCCAGACCGCGGGCCGCATGGTCCTGAGCCAGCCGGTCGAGCCGGTGCCGAATCTGCATCAGAAGGTCACCGTAACCACATTGCGCACCGCCATCGGCGGGTAGGAGCTGCCATGGGCCGCGACGTCGTAGACATCATCCCCATTCGCCTGTCGAGTGACTCGCAGGGAGAGAAGGAGCTCGGCTATGTCGAGTCGGCTAAAATGGAGTACACCGCGCCGGTCAACCGCGTGAACCTGATGAACACCCAGCGGTCGAGCGTGTTCCAGACCGGGCCCGAGGACCCGTCTGCGACGCTCACCTACGTGCCCGAGCTGCTGCTGCGCGAGGTCAACTGGTTCAGCCTGTGGCGCGCCAAAGAGTCGTTCGAGATCGTGTTCGAATACGGCGTCGGCGGACTGCGCGAGAAAGCGCAGCGGTGTCGAGTCGAGTCGATCAGCGCCAACGCCAGCGCCGAGGGCGACGCGCGGCAAGAGGTCGCGATCAAGATCGGTAAGATCGTCGAGATCCTCGAGTAGCCCGTGGCCGCACCCAAGAACGCCAAGCCCGAGGCGCCGTCGGCCGGCGCCGTCATGCTCGCCGAAGTGCGAGCGCAGCGCGACGCGCACCGCGTCTTCAGCTGGCCCGGCACCGATCTGCAGGTGCAACTCGTGCCGCTGTCGGATGGCGAGATGCTGCTCGCCGAGGCCGCGGCGTTCAAGCACTTCGCCGATATCGGTTTAGTCGTCGACCACTTCACGCTCGATGACCTGAAGGCCGAAATCGGCCGCCAGATTCTGGCGCTTTCGCTGCGCGTATACGACCCCGACCAGCCCGAGCTGCGCAGTGAACGGCTGTACCGCAGCGCCAGCGAGTTTCGGCGCACCGTCGAATACTGGGAGCGCGAGGCGCTCAGCCGCGAGTACCTCGCGTTACAGAACGAGATCGATCGGACGTCGCCGGGAGCATTGCCCGACGAGCTGCTCACCGAGATGGCCGAGCTCATAAAAAAAAAGGACGCGACCGCGTTGTCCAAATTCGACTCCTGCACGCTGGCGCGCTACGCGATTACTACGGCGACCCAGCCCGACAGCTGAGCGACTGGCAAGTCTGGGAGTGGTGGATCCTGTGGTGCGAGACGCAAGAGGCGGTCGAGCGCGCTCGCAAAGCAGCCGAGCGTAGCCACAGCAGAGGGCGACGCTGAACGGCGTGAGTCTATCCCGCGCCGAAGCTGAGATTGTTCTGCGCGCGAGCAACTCGATCCTCGCGCGCGACCTGGACAAGTCCAAGTCGCTGATCAGGCGAAAGCTAAGCGGCGTCGGCCGGTCGATCAAGCGGGCGGTATCGTTCGCCGGCATCGGTGGCGGCATCGCCGGATTCGCGCTGCTTGGCCGCGAGGTCCTACAGTTCGAAGACAGGCTCGGCCGGCTGCAAATCCAGTCGGGCGCCAGCGGTTCGGAGATCGCCAAGTTCCGCTCGGAGCTGATCAGCTTGAGCAAGAGCACGGGTATCAGCCGAACCGAGCTGCTCGCCGCCACCGACGAGCTCGTCAACCTCACCGGGAAGGCGGGCTTTTACGCCGACAAGCTGAAGGTGCTTGCGCGCGCCAACATGGCGACCGGCGCGACGATGCGCGACCTGGCCGGCCTGGCGTTCTCGCTCGACAAGTCGTTCGGACTGAAGTCGTTGCCGGACCTCGAGCACGGCCTGGCGTCGATCACCGCGGCTGGGAAAGAGGGGTCGATCCCGCTCAACCAGATGGTCACCGAGATGCGCCGGATCGCCGGCTCGTTCAAGGACCTCAAGGGCCGTGGCGTCGGCGCTGCTGCCGACCTGGCGACCGTCCTGCAAGTTATCACCCCCGGCTTTGCGAACGCCACAGAGGCTGCCACGGGCTTACAGGGCATGCTCACCGCGCTGACGAAGAAGGCCGGCGAGCTCGGCAAGCACGGCGTGCGCGTGTTCGACACGGACAAAGGCGGCGTCAAGCACTTTCGGTCGCTGCGCGACATCCTGAACGACCTGGAGCGCTCGAAGCTCGTACGCGACCCGCAGCTGCTCGCCAAGGTCTTCGGTCGCGTCGAAGGCGCCAAGGCGCTGCGTGAGCTGCGTGAGCGCCGGCAGCTGTTCGAGGACATGGCCAAGCGCGCGCGCGATGCGCGGTCGCTCGAGAGCGACGTGCAGGACCGCCGAGAGCAAGCCGCTTTTCGGATCAAGCGGGCGTGGAACGAGGCGAAGGAAGCCATGTTGTCGGCGTTCACGCCCGAGCGGATTCGGATGTTCGCCGCCGTCATGGAGAAGCTTGCGAAGGTGGTCGGGTTCGTCGTCGACAACGCCAAGGCATTTATCGCGGTGTTCGCGGTTGCGAAGCTGCTACAGATCTCCGCGGCGCTGTTCAAGATCGCCGCGGCCGCGAAAGCGGCGGCAGCCGGCAGTGCGATCGCGGGAGCCGGAGCCGGAGCCGGAGCCGGAGCCGGCGGTGCCGCATCCGGCATCCTCGCCGGCGCTTCGCGGTTTGTTCCCGCGGCCGGTATCGCTGCCCTCACGCTGGTGCCCGGCGACCAGGGCCCCGGGCAAAAGAAACGAGACCAGGCCATCATCGACAAGGCGAGTCGCGAGTCATACAAGCGCGGGTTTCTCGATGCCGAACGAGGCCGCGGCTCGGCCATCACCGAAACGGGCCCGTTCATTTCGGCGCCCGGATTCAAGCGCTCGAGCGACGTCAACGCCTACGAGCGCGGGTTCGCCCAGGGTGAGAAATCAGCCGCGCGCATAGCGCGGATCGATCGCATGGAAACGAGCAACAACGAAAGCGCGCCCACTGACGGGCCCATCGGCAAGCGCGACTCGGTCGACGTACACGTGCACGTCACCGCCGGCGAGGGCATCAAGGTTGAGTCGCGCCGCAAAGAGCAAGTGCGGCGAGGTACGAGCCGATGAGCCAGGGTTTCCGCTATCCAGCCAGCTGGGCCGGCATCGCGATCGACGTGACCGGTGCATCCGTGCGTCACGGCCGCACGGTGCCGCAGCATCTACGCCCCCGACGCGACGGTGCCAGCCTCGAGGACACGGGCCGGGATCCATGGGTTTGTCAGGTCGAGTTTCTCTTTCTCGACCGTGACGCGCACCCGGGAGAGCCGTCGCCACTGCCCGATTACGAGCAGCGGTTTACCGCCTTCGACGTGCTCGTCGACAGCGGAGCGACGCGGACGCTCGTGCACCCGTACCAGGGCGCGGTGCGCTGCAAGGTCGAGGGGTTCGAGCACCGCGCAGCGGCCGAGGATGGCCAGCCGGTCATCCGTTGCTCGGCGACGTTCATCGAAGACGGCGAGGCCGAGATCGTGTTTGCGCCCGACCCGATCAAGTCGGTCTCCGGCCCGCAATCGCTGCGGGGCCGCGCGACGCAGGTCAAGACGGCCATGTCCGATACCGGCGCGCCCGAGTCGGCGGTGTTGGCCGACGTCGACGTCGACGCGGATCGCTGGGGCAACGATCCGACGCTGTCGTCACGCCAGGTGTATCTCGAAATGGTGCGCCTTCGCCGGCGGCTCAGCGACGAGATGCTGGCGGCCGATCCATACACGTCGATCGAGCGGTACCCGATCGCGCGCGCGTATCACGAACTGCAGTGGGAGCTGGTCCGCGCGTTCGAGGCCTACAGCTCGTCGAGCTCGCGCGTGATCAGCCTCGAGGTCACGGCCGCCCAGCCGCTACGGACCATCGCGGCGAACTTCTACGGCGCCGCGCAGGCCGACGCCCGGCTCGTCGAGCTACTCGATCTGAACCCTGGTTTGCGCACGCCAGCGCTTGTTCCGGCCGGGACCACCCTGCGCGCGTATGCGCTCGTGGTGCACTGATGCTGTACGATCACGAGGTCGCCATCGAGGTCGAGGGTAAGCGGTTTCCGGCGTGGGGGTCCTACCGCATCTCGATCGACATGCTGCAGCCTGCGGACAGCTTCAGCCTGTCGACGCAGTTCACCCGCGAGGCGTGGGCCCGGCTGCGCACTGACGCCGAAGTCGGCGTCTACATCGACAAGACGCGGCTCATCACGGGGTACATCGACCAGCGGCGCAAGCGCTCGGGCCGCCAGGGCCGCACGATCGAAGTGACCGGGCGCGACAAGACCGGACGCCTGGTCGACGAGTCGGCGCCGTCGTTTTCGTTCGGCGGCTTGCACCTGGTCGGACTAGTCAAAAAGATCATCGGCGCCGACCGGCCCGGGGCCCCGTTTTCGCACGTCACGCTGGTCAACACCGACAACCGCCGCCTGCTGCGCGGTGGCTCGACCCCGCAGAGCAGAACCTACAAAGAGCCCGTGTCCGGGTCATCGCCGATCTGGGACAAGTTCAAGGGCAACCCGCGCGCACGACAGCACATCCAACGCGTCTCCGGCGAGCAGGCCAAGGTGACAATCGTGTACGGCAAGCCGGTCGTCACGCAGCCCGGGATCCTCGACGGCCGCAGTCGCGTGCCGCGGCGTGTGCGGCCCGGACAAAAGCGCTGGGATGCGCTCACCACGATTTTTCGGGAGGCACGTCTGCTCGCCTGGTCGACGGGCGCGGGCGATGCGCTCTTCATCGGCGTCCCTGCCTACGAGCAGGAACCACAATACCAGTTCATCGATGCGTTCGACGAGCGGCAGAGTAACTGTGCGATCAACGTGACCGAAGATGTGGGCGAGATGTACTCGATGTACACGGTCGTCGGCGCCGCCGTCGGCACGCGCACCACAAAGGCCCGCGACCGGCGCATCCGAAAGACCATCTACGCCAACCCAGACAACACGATCGACGGCACCGGTGACGCGTTCCTGCGCCGCAAAGAGCTGGTCATCACCGACAACTCGATCCGCAGTCCCGAGCGCGCCGCCGAGCGGGGCGAGCGCGAACTGTTGCGCCGCGAACTATCCTACCGCGAGCTCGAGGTCATGGCGCCGGGACATGCGCAAATGTACAACAGCAGTCGGGCGACCATCTTTGCGATCGACACCCTGGCGCACGTCATCGACGAAGCGACGGGCATCGATGACGACTACATCGTGGTGGCGACCAACCTCGAGCACTCGCGCGAGGGCACGCGCACCACGCTGCGGCTCAAGCCGTGGGGGAGCATCTTTACGCTATGAGAGGTGGTGGAGTATCTTGACGCTATGAGAGAGGACGCCGAAACGCTGCGCCGTGAGGGTGGTGAACTATGGACGATGGTTCTCGATGCGGTGCGCCGCGTGCTGCTCGTGGAGATCGCCGACGGCCAGGCGACCACCGAAGGCTACCAGCAGGACGACGGCACGTTCGAGGGCGCCGGCGAGCCGGTCGACGAATTCGGACCGATGTACGTGTACGCCAAGCCCGGTGCCAGCGACGGCGCCGAAAGCGTCTTGCTGTCGGTCGGCGGGTCGGCCGAACACCGCGTCGCGGTCGCGCACCGCAACGAGGCGGCGCGACTACGCTACGTCGCCGAGCACGGAGACATCGCCGACGGCGAACAGGCGCTGTTCAACTCCAGCGGTCTTGCTCGCGTGTTCATCACCGCCGACGGCGACGTGTATATCACGGTGGCGTCCGGTCGAAAGTTGTACATCATGACCAAAGGAGGCACGACCAAGGCCTTGGCGACGCTCGAGGACGTACAGCACGTACGCGACGACCTGAACGGCCATAGTCATGCGTACATCCCCGGGTCAGGAGGAAGCGCGTTCACGACCGGGAACCCGAGCGTGACCGCGCCGGTTGGTACAGCCCACATCGAATCCGAGTAGCCACAGCGCACGCCTACGCTCGCTGTGTGGCCTGGGATCTACTTTTTGACGACGACGGCGACCTGACCGACGACGGCGCCGGCGGCTACGTGACGACCGAGACGGCTGCGTCGATGGTCCGCCACCAGGAGCATGACACGCTCGGCGCATGGGCCGGTGACCCGACGGCGGGCCGGCGCAAGGATGGCAGCGGCCTGGCCGGCAAGCTCGCCATGGAGCGCGAGGCGCAAAGTTATCGCGAGTGCTATGCGGTGCTCGAGCACGCCGGCGTCATCGCCGACGTGCAGGTTACAATCGACAAGGACGGCGACAACCGCTTTGTTGTCGTGAGCACGATGACAGATCTGCTGCACCTTGACGTCGCCGACGTCGCGGTGCTCGAAGAGTTCGGCGAGGTGGCCTGATGCCGTACGAGATCCCCAGCGTCGACAACATCACCGACTTTTTCGTCGCGGCGCACAAAGGCAAGGACTCGCGAGCGAACTACAACAAGCACTCCGCGCTGCGGCGCCTTGCGCGCGCCCGTGCGCTTTCACTGGCCGACGGACACTACCAGCTATACCTCAACGGCGCCGACGCGATGCCCGACACGGCACGCGAGGAGGCCCTCGACCGTTGGCTCAACCTGTTCGGCATCCCGCGGCGCGGCGCCGTGGGCGCGGCGCGGTCCGCAGCGTGGCGGGTGACTGGGACCTCGGGCGCCACCGTGCCCAGCGACCGATCGCTCACGCACGTGGCCAGCGGGCTGACGTTCGAGACCCGTTCGAGCGGGACGATCCCATCCGGCGGTTACCTCGACGTCGACATCGCTGCGACGAGCACCGGCGCGCAGACAAATCTTGAGGTCGGCGAAGAGCTGCGCTGGGACTCGGTGCCGACCGACCTCGACGATACCGCAAGCCTGGTCCTCGAGCTCCGCGACGGCCGCGACGCCGAGCTCGACGAGGCCGCATCTGCGCGACTGGCGGCGCGGATCGCCGAGGGCAACGCCGGCGGCAACCGCAACGACTGGGAACACTGGGCGATTGAGTCGGCGCCGTATGTCGAGTCTGCCTACATCTATCGGCACCGCCGCGGACTCGGCACGCTCGACGTCGCAGCGCTCAAGGCCGGCTCGGGATCAGCGCGCCTGCTCGGTGCCACTGAGCGCGCCGAGGTGGACGCGTACCTGCTCGGACTGCGGCCGATCCTGAGCGTACACCGAATACTCGAGGTCACGCAGACCGCGGTCAACGTCGAGGCGGTCGTCAAGCCACTGTCGTCATATGAATGGGACTGGGACGATTCGACCCCGCCGACGTTTTCGGCCTACGATGCCGGCACGCGAATCGTTACGTTCGGCGCAGACCGCCCGGCCGACATGGCAGCCGGCGACCGTCTCGCGTTTGACCTCGATGGCACCGAGTACACTATCGAGGCGCTCAGTTCCACTGATGCGGTGATCCTGAGCAGCGATCTACTCGTGGTGCCGGCAGGCGGCACCGAGTGTTACAGCGGTGCCGCATTCACGGCGGCCGCGCGCGATGCCGTGCTGGCGCTGTTCGATACGCTCGGCCCGGCAAACCCAGACGGCAGTTCATACGGCGACTGGGAGGGCAACCTTCGCGTCAACGCGGTGCGCGCCGCGATCGACCAGATCGACGGCGTGCTCGACGTGACCATGGTGACCCCGACATTCAACGTACAGGCTACCGACTACCCGTATCCGAGCGACGATTCTATCGACCACCTGATCGCCGGCTGGGTAGTCGTTCGCCGGGATTGGAGCTAGCTCGATGCGGCGCTACGGATTCGATGTGCGCGACGAGACCGTCTGCCTGTTTCCGTTCGACGAGGTCGCCGATACGGTATGGCCGGTAGACATGCTCGAACACAGCAAGGCCCTGCAGGGAGACGACGGCAACAGCATCTTTTTGCCGGCGATCGTCGAGGCCGAACGGGGGCGCGCGCGAGCGTTTGGCGACGCGACCATCGGCCAGGCTGCCGAGGAGGTCGCCGGATCGCTTCAGCTGCGACGCAACTGCTCGATTCGTGCCGCGTTCAGGTACTCGATTGCCGATGCCAGCAACGGCGAGATCGCGACAGTGGTTCAGCGCGGCGCCGGCACGGGCAGTGATACTCAGCGCCGCCTGTACGGCCTCGAGGTCAAGCGTGTGAGCGCGACGAGCATAACGCTGCGCATGCGCTGGGACGATTACAACGGCTCGAGCTACGACGACACGGTCGTCGAAAGCGACTCGCTCCCCTACACGGGCGACGAGGTTGTCGTCGTTGCCGTGCGCGAGTGGGTGAGTCAGAGCCTTGCCTACGTGTACTTCTACGTCGGCGGCGAGCTGGCGAGCGGCCCACACACCGAGACCGCGGCGTTTATCCGCGAGGGTTCGGGTGGTCCGCTGCTTGTCGGCTCTATGGGAATCCTCGAGTCGCGATACTGGCCGGACAACAGCTATATCGCCGAGATTGCCATCGACGGCGACGCCATCAGCGCCGAGGAGGTGCGCCAGGAATATCGGCGCATGCTGGTGCACCA